TTGAGCCAATTGGGACCAACCAACTTCCTCGAGATCAGGAGTCCTGAGACTGGCACTCACCTGCGGCAGCAGCGGCAGTTGCACAAACACCAGGTAAATGCCTCCGCTCGGCCAATGCCGGATGAGCCCCAGCTTGTCTTTTTGTTGAAACCAGGCGGCTACTTGCTCCACCGCGGCAGACTCCACGTCCGCCGGCAAAGCCGTCTGCCCGGAACCAACCGTTGAACCGGGCATCACATATCCGCCCGTGTAAGTGACCCGCGCTAGCCCTGCGCTCAATGTCAAGGCTAGTGGATTGAGATTTAGCGGTGCCGTCAGGGAGATCACGCACCCCTGCCGCACCAAATACTGCGTCCCAGCGTGCTCCAGCCATCCCTCGGCCTCCGTCCGCTTCAACTCAAACTTCGTGACCGACTCAACTGGGTAGCATCGCGCGACAATCTCCGTGTCATCCACGGGGAATTCCTGCGTGGCACCAACCGTCCTCGCGAAGGTCCGATTACACTCCCGGTCGAAGCGTTCGCTAATTGCCTTAATAGCGCTCACGAGAAACTCATCATGTGTCGTGTCCGTGAGCGCGATCTCCAATCGCGTTTTTACCGTTGTGAGTTGAGTCAACATATCCAGAAACCGCCTCGCCCCAGATCCGACCAGGGCGAGGCGTACCTATCCCCCCACCTCCTCTCTTACGAAGCCGCCGTCAGCAGAACTGCGGTCGCGTCCAATGCCGCGTAGTCGAAGTCGATCTCTTCGATGAACCGCACCGCGAGCTGATCATTCACGAACCAGACATGCTCGCTGGTATCGATGCGCGGTGTCCCATGTTCACCCATCCACCAGAAAGACAGCGCGCCGAACACCGCCAGAGGCTTGTCTGCCGACGCTACCGTGCCGTAAGGCTCGAGCACGTCCGTCCAAACAATAGGATAGCCGTCCAGTATGGCAGACCCATCCGGCAGTCTCTGATACACGTGCGGCTCCGCCGCCGTTCGGAACGCCGGCAGCCGTGCCTCCCAAGTGCTATCCAGGTAATACGCAGACAGCCGCCCGTTCAGCGCTGCCTTGTTCACCTTCAGCCGTAGCGCCCGGAAGTCATCCAGCGTGGCGTCGCTCGGCTTCGTTTTCCCCGTCGCGAGAGCCAGCGTCTTCGTGTTGTCCCTTGCAACCTGGACCACGCCCTTGACCAGCTCGTAGTTAGAGGTGCCATCCGCCAGGAAGCCCCACAGATCCTCGGCACGCGCGAACTCCACGGCACCATACCTTGCCAGGAATTGCCCCATGGACACCACGCTCTGCTCGTCGATTTCGCGCGGCAGTCGCACAATGCCGCCAATCTTGTGAGACTCGAGCGAGGCGAAACTTATCGTCGGCGACTTCTCCGCAAACGGTGCCGACATTGCGATAGACCCAAAGCTCGGTCTGGTGCCCATGCGCGCCGGCCTGGCCGTTCCCATCCCAATCGGATACGGGCTCATGCAACGCCGCACGACCCCGAACTCCGAAATGAGCTCGCGTATTTCCCCGGCATAGTGCACCGGCAGCGGGATGTCCGTGGTCGTGAGCGACGACCTCACGGTCACATCCAGCGTGTCGCGAGCGAAGGCCATCAGCTTATCCCTCTGCGCCGACGCAGAGCACAGCGCATCCAATTTGTCGCTCCTCTCGCAATGCATGATGAACGCACTTGCGAGATGGCGAGCGCAGTCATCCGACACTTGCCCATGCTGGCGCGGGGTCGCCAGCCCCTGACGCGACAGCAATTGCCGCCGTACATCCTTCAGGTCCGCACTCAGCCTGTCTGTGCCTTCGCGCAGACTTTTTACTTGCTCGGGTAGAGCGCTGACGCCACCCCAACCGGACTTGATTTCATTGAGGAGATTCTCGATCTCCGTGGTTTGTTCGGTCATATGACTTGTTTCCTCCTTCTGACCGGCTGCACCCACCGGTCCACCTGTGTGGCGCCTATGCCTTCCGCATAGCCCGCCTGAGCTCATGTGCAAAATGAATCAGCGAATTCCCTTCTGACCCGTCTCTCTCCGCCGCCACCAACGACCTCAAAAGCTCAACAGTCTCCTTTAGGTCAGCTTTGCCGACAGCCCCGGACTTCACCCCTAAGGCCAGCGCCTCAGGATTCGCCGGAATCGCCACCGCCGAAACCTCGAGCAACTCCTGCTCGACATAGCGCCGACGCGGACATTCCGTCCCACTAGCCCCCTGTGTCCCATTCGGCTCCTCCCACCGCAGCGGAATGAACCCAACAGACACCGCGTTCAGGAACCCGCCTTTGTACAACCCGTAAGCGATGCGGGCGACAGGGTTCACCTCCGTCGCAAACTGGATCCGCTGGCACAGCGCCTGGCCTCCCGACACAACCCTCACCTCCGTCAACAACGCTTTCCCCAGCGTGAACAACACATCGCCGTAATTATGCGCGTTCTGGAAAACCGGGTTGCGCCGGTAAGACTCGAGCTTCCACCCAGCCGGCTCGATCACCTCATGGTAACGGTCGAGCGTGCCCGTGCTCGCAATGAAATCCAACGTAGAGCACGGGGCCACATCGCCAGCGGCGCCGCCCTGGCTGGGAGAACTGGAGACAGCCTCTCGCACCTTGACGTGCAGCATCGCACGCACTCCAGGCCTGCTGTCGTGCAACGCAATCAAATCGGGAATGGTATTCATTGCTCCTTGCCATTTGTCGTTAACGCCGCCGCCAACCGCGTGAATACATCCACGCGCCCCGGGACCACCTGCCCCGTCGGCCTCAGCCCCTTCGCGGCTTCAGCCTGGCCCTCACCAGCGTTGTTGCCGGGCCCCTTCCCCTGGCCCTTCCCTTCCGCCGATTGCATCGACGTCGGGATATATCCCTTATCGCCCCAAGGAAGAGCCTTGAAGCCCAGGTCAAAAGCCCGATTCAATTCATTGAAGGGCACCCCCATCTCGAACCCCGCCCGCGCCGCCGCGAGCCTCTCCCGCCTCGCCGACGCCAACACAGGATGATCCTGCACGTCGAACCACCCAGCCGCTGTCGGGTCAATGGCTCTCACCGTCACAACCTCTTCCGCTTCCAGCCGTCGGCACAGCGGCACAACCCGATTCTCGATGAAGTTCAGCCTGGCCCCCTTCATCACATCATACTTCGCAGCATTCGTGGTCGTGACGATCTCCTCAGGCACCCCGAACGCTGCACAGATCTCCGTGCAGGAAAACTTCCGGTTCTGCAGGAACTGCAGATCGCTGCTCGATAACTTCGGCGTCACCACCTCAGCACCGCCCCAGAGAAACACCGGTCTGTCGGCCGTGCCCGCCCGGCGCTTGCGGTCACGAAGTGCAGCCAGTATCTGCTCCCGTTGCTCCGGATCGAGCTGCTCATCCGTGCGCAAAATCGTCCCCGTATCGCCGTTGTTCTCCATGATGCCCTTCATGAACGACCCCGCGGCGTAGTCTGTGGCCGCCGCCGTGGCGGCGACCGCCAGCGGCGGCATCCCGCGCCAAAAGTCGAACGGGTTCGGCATCTTCTCGTGCCAGACCTCCTCCGGCAAAAACACCTGGCTGGACAGCGGACTATTCCGGCTGTAGTCGATATAACGCCACCCAACCAACCGATTATCCTCCACCACATGCTGAAACCGAGCCGGATCCAAAATCAGCACCGATCTCAAACTCCGGTTCCCAGGTGGGGCGCTTTCGCCGAAAGCGCCTTCCCCGAAAATCGGGATGCGAAAACACTCACCCCGCAGCATGAGCCAGATCACACGCAGCTCCCAATACTGGAACCGGTTGAGCTGCGGATGCGGCCGAGTGTAAAAGTCCACAAGCGGCCCGGAGGTGATCACCTCCTCACCACTTCCCGCGCTGTTGGAAAAGCGAAACGGAATATTCGCTACCTGTTCCGCCAGCGCATTGATCGCCCGATACACCCAAACCACCTGCTGATACGCGTTCGACAGCACCGTCCCCGTGCGCGACTCATCCGGCCAGTGATCCGACGACAACACATACTCCTCGCCGAGTTCCCTGGCCACCACCCGGGACCTATCGCGCCCAATCGAAATGTTGAAACCAAAGAGGCGCATATCACTTGCGGCTGTTAGCCCCCACCTTTCCGTTAATAAGCGCCCGTTCCTCCGACACGCTCCTCCCATCGGGTAGAACTTCACCGCGCTTCAAACGCTCTAGCATGCTCTCGCGACTGATGGCCCCAGCACGCCAGGCAGCCACAACCGCTGAGATGTCCTCGCCTGTCATTGCCCGAGCACCGAGGTCGGTGTTCATCCTGAACTCAGCTCTGCTCGCTCCCCCGTCGCCAGCCGCATTGCGTGCAGGCACTGCCTGCCCGCCCTGGATCCACCACTGCGCGAGTTCCAGCACCCGAGTCAGCGACTCATTCAGACTCGCCACGATCGAACCCAACCCGGACAGATCTGCGCTCGCCACAGGCGAAGCCGCCCCACCGCTGACCGGCACACTAGTGCCTTCGAGCATTCGCGCTCCGAGAAGCGCCATGCGCTGCTCTGCCCGTTCCATCGCCTTCTCGATATGTCCCAGCCCCGAGCCGGTGAACTCGAGAAACCCAGCCGACGCTCCCGGCACCTCAGAAACCCAAGCAGCGCTTGACCCAATCCGCAGCGGAGTAGCTTTATCAAACCCGCTCACCCACGCCGTAGGAAGAGCCGTAAAGTGCAACCCGTGCTTGTAATCGGCATCCAACCGGTAGTGGTCCAGATTCGCCGCAATGATGTCAGCAAACGGTAGCTTGGAAGGTTCCGGCCGCGAATCCCTGGCCCCATGAAACACAAACGGAATGAACGTCAGCGCCACACCCTCCCGCTTCACCGTGGTGCGCTCCGCGAGCAACCACTCCCCGTCACTCTGCAGCCACATCTCTTGCACACACACCCAACTTGCGCCCCCGCCGCGAACATCCTCCAGAATCCTCAATACCCGCACCCGTTCCCCATCCCGCAAAAACACTCCGACCAGTTGCGTCGAGGGCGCACGCCGTTCGACCTGCCAGTTGATGATGTCCTCCGCCTTCCAAAACGAAACGACCGGTCGGCCGCTCGCGCTTGCCGCGCCGGAGCCTGCAGGCGAAGGCGGGTCCTCTAGTACCAGAGACCCACCACGCCCAACTGCCAGAACCTCTCTCACCACCTGGCGCGCATACCTGGGGAACTCCAGTCCCCACCCGTCGCAATCACCGACGAACGCCTCGAGCTCCTTGCACTCCGCAACTGAGCAAGTCGGCCCACGTCGAAAAACCAAATCCAAATACTCCTCCAGCGTACGCGCAGTCGCGCCGAAGAAAGACGCCCTCGTCTTGTAAGCGGAATACTCCTCGTCAGATTGAGAATCCAACCGCGGTAGATACCGCTCGCCGGCCAACTTGACCGCATCTTCACCTCCAAGCACATCACGCGCTTGGGACCATGCCGCTGCTGCGGTGTCATACTCGGGATGCGTAGAATTCGCGGCCATCGCTGCGACATTACCACGCGATTTTCTTGTTCCTCCAAGTGTGGTCCGACCCCTAGCGCAAACACACGCCCCTAAATGTCCTCCCCACGCACCGCCGCGCCAAAAAAAACTTCATGTTCCGCTTGACGGCTTTCGCGCCGTGGAAACCCAGTTGTCCCGATACTGCTCTTAACCCGAGATTTTTGCTGGTTTACGGAAGTACAGTTGGCAACGCGCAAACACTGCGAGCAATATCTGCGGCATGAGCACCCACACTAATAGGTCTCCAAGAATCGCGGGCAGCGTGAGCAGACCTATGTAATCTGCGCCTTTTGAATCGTACCAAGCGCCCACAAATGGAAACCCCGCCGCCCTGCCTCCATGATACTCAAAACCTTGAAAAGTCACTCCCACGACTGCCGCTAAGCAGACCCCGGCGAGGAGTCCAGTTGCTTCAATTCCCCACCAATATGGTGGCAACCGGTCTGAAATGACGGCACGCCAAATGTAAATTAGCGATGCGATGCTCGCGACCAGAGTGTGGAAACCTATAATCGCGGCCAATAATGGAATTTCCATGTGACACCTAAACGGTAACCGTTCAACTAACCAAGCCTTCCTTGTGTAGCCTAAACTTGGTTTCCAAAACGGGTCAAACCCAAACCCCGCCAACGCACCCTAGGTAGGGCGCTTTCGCCGAAAGCGCCGCTCCGCCCCGCCCGTTCTCCTTCACCTTCGACCTTCCAACCTTCAACCCTCAGCCTATTCAGGGGCTGTCACGCTGGCTGCTCACCCTGGGCAATTCCAACGCCACACCGCATGCCAACCTCCCCCCGCTGTCGCGACATCAAACGCCCCTTTTCAATTCCGACCTCGCAGATTCTCAACCGCCCCACCGCTGTCGCGTCATTCAATACGCCTTTCGGCTCTAACCTCCGCTCCGCACCCGTCGCGCCAGGCCGCTCCCTGGTGGCAGGTGGCGCTGCCACCAGCTCGCGTCCTGTCACTCCGGCTGCTTCCGCTCATCGTCGCCCACGCGCCACACTGCTTGCTTATCCCCCACGAACCCACTTCGTTCGGGCGTCCGCCGCCCTGCCACTTCGCTCCGGACCACGGACAAACATGGTGCAGTTCACTTCCCCCCAGCCGGCAAGAGTGCCGTGTTTGCTCTCGTGCGCTTCAGCCTGGCGGCCGCTCCTCGTGCCTATGCTCGCCCGTGGGGCTCGCGTCAGCGCAAAACACGGCACCCTTGCTCGGCTGCCCAGAGATGCCAGACTCGCCGGCTTTTGCTTCGGTACGTTCCGTTCCCGCTCCAGTCGTCACCGCGAGCGCGCACGCCCCCATCGCGCCGCCGGAGACAGGGACGCAGCGGCACTGCCCCAAGTGCGGCTTCGCGATGACTCCTTTCGCTACCACTTCACTTCACCTCTGCAAAACCGACGAGACTGGCTTGCTCGCCCGTGCGGCTCGCACCACCCCTGGCGCAGTGAGCGCGCACAGCTTTTAACGCTCCACCTACGCTTCTCGGTGCGAGCACCTGCGAGGCTGGGGTTCCGCTAAACTGTGCGCCCACACTGCGCCCCCGAAGTTGGCCGGCCCTATGCGCAAAACCCGGCCACGGCATTCCCTTCCAGACAGACCGCCAGAACCCCTCCATGCCGTGTCCGGATTTTGCGCACAAGGCCGGAAACGCGACCCCGCGCCCCTTTCGAACTGCGCCCCCGCAAGCCTCGAATCGCTCAGGCCAGTGTCTGTCATGCTGAATGCAAACCCCTGCTAATACACAACAGCACATTGTGCGTTCACTTCGTAAATAGTCCCCCGAGTCACAGCCACTCCCCAAAGGGGTCCCCTCTGCTGGGCACTATTTCGCACAACATGGCGTTGTGTTACGCAGGGGAGCCGTCCTGGCATGCTCACTGCGAATCCCACCCTCGCGCTCGGTGGGGCAGTGCTCACGCCAAGCCGGCCCGCATTCTTCACGCCAGCAATTGCCTTCGCACGCTCACAAAGTCAGGCGGGGGCGCACAGAGACACACGCACCAGTTTGCGCTGACGCGTGGAGATGCGAGCCACCCCCGGCGCGGGGACGCGCCCCCCCACCCACCCCCAGGAATGCTCGCCCCCCTCCATCCCCAGGGGGGCTCGCAACTTGCCAGACAGCACCTTTTAACGCTCAAACGCCGCTGGGCTTTGAAAATATCAGCGCTAGCGCGAAGACTTGATCGCTCAAGCGCCGCTAGGGCTTGGAAAAGTCAGCTCGCTAATCGCTCGACTGGGGAGTGGAGCGCTCAATCGGCGCTAGCCTTTAGGAATGTTTGCTCGCTGTCGCTCGGGGGTCTGGAAGGGCGCCCGCAGTTCTCGCTTGGCCGCCGCCAGCCCCTCCGTCGCCGGCTGCTGCTCGCCCTGGGGCTCGCATCAACGGCTCCTCCGGGGCATGTCGGCTTGCCACCGGCCCTCATTCGCGCGGGGCTGTAGGAATGTCAGGTTCACGCGCGGCGCCAGCCCGGTCCGGGCCGGTTGCTGTCGCAACGGCCCTCCCCGGCCTGTCACCGCTCTTCTGGCCTGCCCTGCGTCGCGGCCGTACGCAAAAAAAGCTGGCGTTTACTTGCCAGCTTGCTTTTTGCCTCCTTCGGCGCGGAGTCTTGGCTTGCGCTCTCAGGATTCCCGGTTCCTGCGCAGCAGCCTCGCACCAAAAGGCACTAGCAGAAGCGCCCCCGCTAAGTAGGTCGCGGGTTCAGGTACGGGCGTTGCAGCCTCATACCAGAATCCCCCACTAAATGAGCTCGCTGATCCCCCCTCGTGAGGGATACTGTTAAGCGCCACCAGACTGCCGTAAGAATCTCTGGCTAGGAACTGCAGATTCACACTAAAATTCTTTCCGGCCGAGTTATCCAGCACATACCCGACCTCAGGCACCAACGTCCAGTAAAAATCCGGCGCACCATAGGCTGTTACCTTCAGCCATGTTTCAGTGCTCACCAGTTGATTGCCACTGTTGTAGTAGTACGCCGTCCCGCGCCATTCAGCGGTTGGTCCTCCGGCACCACTAAAATTCATCAATTCCGATGCTGCCCCGTAGGTAACCCCTAGTCTGGAGCTCACAGCGCCAGCGGAGCCCCAGAAGAGCTGCGAAAACTTGGTTGTGTCAAAGTTAGCAAAATAGAGAGTGAGGCCTCCTGGGTCGGCAGCACTGCTCCCTGTGTAGCTAAAGTCTACACCGCCTGGCGGTGGGTAATCCGGCCCGGTCAGCGCCGCTCCAGCGCTAATTGTTACCGCCGCAATGGCCACGGCGACCATCGTTCCCATTGAGTGTGTGGTTTTGGTTTTCATAATAGAAAGCTTCCTAAGCTGAACTGGGGGTCCGTCTCGTTATATGGCGCTCGCTGTAGCCCAACAAGGTTTCCTTGCTACAGTTTTGGGCCGGGCTTGAACACTTTTGGGCCACAACGAACTCCCTAGAGCCTGGATAACCACACCAACTCGCACTGCCTCAATGTGTGCAGCTTTTCTGACCCCGCTTTTCCGTTCTGCCCCTCAACTCTCGACCTCCCCTCACACCCCCCTCAGCTTCCGCTGGGTCACCGTCCGCCCCTTCGTCGCCACCAAATACCTGAGCGCGTCCGCCGAGTCATCGCCGCCGTTCCCATCCTCATCGGCGTCCACCTTCAGCACATCCTCTGGCCGATTCGGATCGTGCTGCATCGCCGGCAACGTCTCTACCAGCCGCCCGCACCGCTGGTGAATGAACAGCCTGGGCGAACTTCCCCCCTCCGCCTGACCTACATTCGGCTCACCCAATAGCTGCAGCACCTCCGCCCAACCATTCACCCGGTCCATGCTCGCCGGGCGGAGTTTGATTCCCTCGCGCGCATACTGCTGCGCAATCGTGGTCCCATCGCTCTGGCGCGAGAACACATCCGCCCCCGCCACAAACCGCCTCAACTGCTCCAGGCACAGCCCATGCCGCTTGACCATCGCCTTCACCGCCACCGCATGCCTTTGCGGCAACCACATCCGCTCCGCGTGCTCATCCACCACGAACACATTCCCGTCACCGTCCGTGCACCCGAGCAATACCACCGTGTAGTGGGCAAAACCGTAATCCAGCGCCGCGAACCACTCCCGTGCCCGAGTGTCATCGAAATCGCTCACCACATGCACATCCCTACGGAACGTCGTGAAAAACTGCCCCGCCGCCAGGTCCCAATCACCATCCAGCCACGCCCGACGCTGCCATCCCGTCAAACCCTCCAGCACCCGCTGATACTCCGGATTATTGAACGCGTTATCCGTGACCCGCGCCGGCACAAACCGCGTCTCCGTCTCGCACCCCTCCAAAAACGGCACCACGAACCGGCTCCGATACCACGCATGCCCAATCCCGCCCGGGTTCGTCGTCGAGTAAATGCGAGGGCGCCAGTTTGCCTTTGAAGTCCGACAGCACGTCGTGATGTCCTGATGCTTCCGACTCGAAAGCGTCGTCGCCTCCTCGATGCCAATCACGTCGTATTCGAGGCCCAAATAGGCATCGATGTCCTTCTCCGCCTGGAAATGCCCCGCAATGATTCGTGACCCGTTCCTGAACGTCAGCACCCCGCGATACGCCGAGAACTCGTGGGCCAGGCCCGTGAACAACCGCCGTCGCAGGTCCTCGAAATGCTCCATGTTCGCCTTGCCCACCTTCCGCAGCAGCAGGCATTTCAAACCCGCCACGCGCTGACAATCATCCGCCCCCATCTGCGCCAGCAGCCAGTGGGACTTCCCGCCGCCACGCGCCCCGCCGTAGCCAACCGCCGTGGGCCCGTCCCCTCGGTCACAAAGCCGCGCCGCCGCCGATGCCGCCAGCTGTCGCTCCTGCAGCACAACCCCAGCCCGCTCGAAGTTCTCCATCTGCTCAGACGGACACCCCACCATCCGGCCCACCGCGAAGTATCGCTCCAGCTCCGTCATCGCTGCCCCTCGCTGGTAGGGATACGTTCCACCGTGTCCCCGATCTGGTCCTTCTGCACTTTGCATTCTGCACTCTGCACTTCTATCACTTCCCCCGGCAACGGCCGTCCGTAGATCTTCTTCAACGCCAGCTCCACCTCCACGCGGATGGGCCCGCCATCCCTGCCGGTCACCTCCAGCCGGCCATCTCCCTGCCGGACGTCCCCTTGCTCGGTGTGGGCCACCACCCCGCAAGCGTTGTGACCGAGCTTGCTCGCCAGCTCCAGCAGCCGAGCATAACCTTCCAGAGTGCCGCACTTCTCCGCCCGAGCCATCCAGCGTTCCCGCACCTCTGCCGCGAACTCGACCAGCTTGCTTCGCTCCTGCCATTCCGCTTCGCGCAGCTCCTGGTACCGCTTCGCCCAGTCCACCCCTTTTTCCCGCACCATGGCCTCTGCCGCTTCGCGTTCCACCAGCGCCATGTGCGAATCATACGCCAGCACCCGTGCGGGCCAGTCGAACTTCCTCGACCATCTTTCCATCAGCACCTTGCTTCGGCCCAGCTTCGCTGCCGTCTTCGCCAGCGACCTGTCCGGCCCCTGGCTGAGATACACACTGAAGGCCGCAAACGCCTTCGCACTCTCCTTCGGCTGCTGCTCGAAAAGAAGTGCCCCAGTGGACGTCCTCAAGGTCTTTTCCTGTTCCTGCTGTTCAAACGCCAACGCCATCATTTCTCCTTTCTCTGCTGTCACGCCTACGGCAGGGGAGGAAGGAACCACCCGACCCCAAGGAGGGTGGTCCTTCCCTCTGCCTGTCTTCTGGTTCTCTCTCTCATCTCTTTATAGGGATGTGAGAGTATGAGAGTAACTTGCCTCATTTCGACGTATCCCCTTGCTGCGCAGCCCAATACAAACCGCCGGAGTGACAAACCAGTCCGGCGGCCTTTAACCGGGTCAAATAGCGGTTGGCGGTGGCTTCACTCATGTCCAAAACCTCCCGTGCCCGGGTCACAACGCCCTTGTAAGCCCGCGGCTCCGCACCCAGCACCCCGTCAATGAACTCCCGGTCCGTACACACCTTGTTCTTCGCCTGCGGCCGACGCAGAGCATCCGGGTTCAGCTCATTCGCCACCCGCATCAGCGGAAACTCCCACTGCACCACGAACTCATCCAGCTGTGGCAGGTTCCGGAGCACCGGACTGACCGTGTAACAATCCGCTTCCTCGTGCGGAGTCAGCACCAGGATGGAGTCAGGATCACGCGCCCAGGCCCCGGCTCCGCTCATCCGGTCAATCGCGCTCTTGGCCGTGCTGTCCCCCTTGGCGAAGTGATGCGCCACCACCACCGCCGCCCCGGCCGATTGCGCCAAAGCCTCGAACTCATTCATCAGGCTCGCTATCTCGCCGTTGGCGTTTTCGTCACGAGCCCCGAGCAGCTTGTAAGCCGGGTCGAGGATAATCAGCCCGAACCCTTGGCCCGGGGCCACCCCCTTCGCGAGCTGCTCCTCCAGCTTTGGTCGGAGCAAAGTCAGGTCTGCGTTGTGCCCGCGTAGGTTCCACACATGCAGCGTGTCACCCATCCCCTTGCACTCCGGACGCGCTGCCGCCAGGGCAGTCAGCCGCTGCGCAATTGCCCACGTGTGCAGCTCGAAATTGATGTAAACTACCGGCAGCTTCGCGCACTGCCTACCCCACCACTTCTCACCGCTGGCCACACTCATGGCCAGGTCCAGCAGGCACCACGACTTATTGCTCTTGCTCGTGCCGCCCAGGATCATCTTGCAGCCCTGGTGCAGCACCCCCTCAATAATCTGCGGCGGCGGAGCAGGGGCGCTCTCCACCAACTGCCGCAGACTCAAAATCTCCGGCAACGGCGCTGGCACAACCCCCAGCTCCACCGCCGGGTCCACTTGCTCCGCGGGACTGTAACTCTTGATCTCCATGCTATTCCCGTAGCCAGACAAGCCTCTGCAGTCGCCCGTCCCTGTACGCCCCCGGCACCCGCACCGGTTGCGAATACCTGAACACCTTCGGGTCACACCCGAAAACGACTAGCATCGCCTTGAGCCGCTCCTCCAGGGTCTTGTTGCGCGGCGCGTCAAACCACCCATGCAAGCTCTTCCCCGCCGTATCGATGATGGCGTGCAGCGTGAAATGCAACCGACGATTCAGATACGAGAAGATTGCCCCGACTTCATCCTTCGTCAGCGTATCCGACTCGACGACCAGAAACCGATGCCCCTCCAGATTCTCGTTACTCCGGCTGTGACTCCCCGCCTTGAACGACGATCCGCACGTGTAGTTCCCCATCACCGGACCGATTTGGTACCACTCCGACACCGTCCGGAAATTCGTTCGATGCTCCGGCTTGCCGGAGCTATACACGTCCCCCACCCAGACCGTGGAACACGCCGGCCACAATCGCAGCCAGGTGCGGAACTGATCCTCGGCATCCCGCTCCGCGACCAGCAGCGGCGAGTCCTCCAGGATCTGCGCCATCGGCCAGCGAAAGAATTCGAACACCTCCGGCCGAAACCGCTCCGCATGCGCGCGTAGACTTTCAAGGATCAACCTCTCCTCCGGTAGGGATGCGTTCCACCGCGTCCCCAATCTCTCTGCCCCGCGGCCCTCCGCCACCACCTCACGGCGCAGAACGCTGCCATCTGGCTGGAAGACATCGCCACTTCGCAGCACCTCCCCGCCCGGCAGCGCGATCTCCCATGGCCCACAAGCTAGCGCGCTGCGCAGCCTGCGATTGGCCTCCGCCACCGCTGGCGCGCAGTTCGCATGAAAACAAAAAATCGTTGGCGCCCCATCGATGTTCACCCGGCAATCCTTCTTTGCGTTCCTGTGCGTATGCGCGCTCGCGCCTGGACACCGGCAATACCCCGAAACCTCGGTCTGCCAATCAATAGCCCCGAGCAATAATTCCGCCGTTCGACGCGGATCATTCATCCCTCCGCAACGCCTTCAATTCTACACTCTGCCTTCCGCCGTCCCCATTCTGCACTTTGCATTCTGCATTCCTCATTCTCCACTCCGCATTCCCTTCCGCTGCCGTCCCCACTCTGCATTCTGCATTCTGCATTCTTCATTCTGCATTTAGAAAAGTTCCGGCTCACAGTGTCTCTTCGCCGCACGGATGAAATCTGCTGGCCTCCTCACGACCTGGGTCGCTACATCCGGCGGCAGGAAAAACAGATTCCTCGCCCCGTACCTGTCGGCGATGAACCGCAAGATCTGCCGTTCCACCCGCACATCGCCGCCCACCAACCGTTCAATACGTTGGACCGTGGCGGCAGATATCTTCTCCACCACGGTCCCAGCGTTTCTTTCTTCCGCGACTCTCACGGTGCCACCAGCACAAGACCGGCCTTCTGGTCCTTCGCCGCCTCTGCGTCTCCCTCGGTATTCCGGCGAGGATCGTATCCCTTCTCGTTCCGCCAGATCACCAAAGCCGCCTCGAACGACTCCCAGCCGGCCTGCAGTTCCTCTTCGCTCCAGAGATGCTCCACCGGGGCCATCGGCTCCGTGGAATTCACAACGACGTTCAGGCACGAGACCGGCCCACCAGCCCCTCCAGGTGCTTCCGCCAAGGCAGTGCCAAGCGCCCGCCGATACGCGGCCAACTGCTGGCACCACCCCCCGTACGCCCGTGGCTTCCACCCAGGTAGGGCGTGCTCGCCGAGCGCGCCGCTCCCGCCGTGTGTCTTCCCCCCTGGTAGGGCGCGGTCGCCGACCGCGCCGCTCCCCTGGCCCTGTGTCTTCCCCTCAGGTAGGGCGCGCTCGCCGAGCGCGCCGCTCCCCTGGTCCCGTGGCCTCCCCCCGGGTAGGCCGTGCTCGCCGACCGCGCCGTTCTTCCCGCCTTTTGCACCCTGCGTCTTGTAGTCCACCAGCGTCAGCCCATGCACCCGATGCTCTATCAGCAGATCTGCCGTGCCGGCATAACCCATTTCCAGATTTACCAACACCCGCTCGGTCCACAGCACACGAACACAGTTCGACTGGAACCAATCCCGATGCAGCTTCAGCCAGGCTGCATACGGGCCAGCCGGGTCAACCTCCAGCGTCTTGGCGACCTCCTCAGCCCCGGCGTGAAACGCCGAGCCGAAATCCGCCGCGGTCCGCACGCGGCTTTGCGCGTCCTCGACTACGCGTCGCGCAAACGCGTCCTCTCCCTCGCCGCCCTGGCGCGGCAGCGTGAGCGCCGCCAGCACCGCCTGCGTCATCTTCCATTCGACAAGCTCCGGCTTGTTGATGACCCCGAGCACATTCGTCACACTCGGCAACAGCCCGAGCTTCCGTGCATCCCGCAACGTTGTTGGCCGCGGTTCGCCTTTCGCCGATAGTAGGCTGTGCAACGGCTCTCCGTTCCGCCGATACCAGTGCGCGTTTTCTGGATTAAACAGTTTCATGGTTTCCTCCTGTTCTGCCTTTCATCCTTCAACCGCTCTAGAACCCCACATCATCAGCGTCCGCAGCCGCTGCTGGTGCCTGCTGTCCGGCACTGCCCTGGCCGGGCGCTCCACACACCGGCACCGCAGCCCCCCGCGCCTCTCCAGTCATTCGCAGCCCAGCCGGCAACTCCTCCTCAGCAATCGGCGTCGCCTGGGGGAAAGCCCCGCCCGCCGGCCTCAGCGATTGCCAGCCTCTTTCACCGCGCTGGCGAGTCGCTCCGCCGTAGTTCCCATTCTGCATTCCATACCCTTGGCCCGGCCGGCTCGGCCCATTCTGCATTTCCTTTGCCTTCCACTCGGCAATCCGCTGCCGCGCGAGCACCGGGTCATACTGACCTGAAGGCACGACCTTCTTCGTCGGCTTTGAAATCGCGTCAATCGCGGCATATAACCTCCCCGTCACACTCGTCTGATGCGAGATCACCAGCGTGCAACTCGCCCCGATGATCCGCTCCAGATCCACACTCTCCCCTGGAACCACCGGACGCCCTCGCCACTTGCCCGGGAACTCACTCAACCTCGACTTCGGATTCAGGCTTGCTGTCAGCGTTTTCGCGACGATCCATCCCTTGCCATCATCTGTGCGCAGCTCCGTTTCGAAGAACAACCGCACCTTGTTTGTCATCCGGATCTGCCCTTGGAACTCCGTTTTCATGGGTCCCAGATCGATAACGTCCACACACACTGCCGGATAGATGCCCTCCGGATGCGGCTTGTAATCACTGGTCTTCGACTGAAGTAATAGACTCATATCTGTACTGCTTTCTCCTTGTTGTTTTACTGGTTTACTGCTGGCCGGGGACACACATCCCCAGCCCAAATCGTTGCACCTACCGCCGCCACACCGCCACGCCACGCCCCTCCTTCACCAGCACATGCCGGATCCTCCCGCGCTTCATATCTGCGAGAACCCTTTCGAGCAGTGCCTCCTCTTCCGGCAGCTCATACCTTCCCGTCAGCGCTTTGTATCCGCCCGCCCGTGCCTGTCTGGCCGTCATCTTCGTCATACCTGTCCTCCCTCCTGTTCCTCCCCGCCGTTCCCGTGGTCCCGTGCCTCCCCTCCAGGTAGGGCGGGCTCGCCGAGCCCGCCGCCCTCTGCCTGGGCCGCCCCGCGGCCCCCGATTTCGCACGTGCTCTCCCTGAGCCACCCCTCACACCCGCCCGGCAGCGCGCCCTTTCCCTCTTCCTTGCCTTCCAAAAAATCCCCCCGGACCAACCTGAAAAACGTCTCCGCCTCCATCGTCACTAGCCATCGCCGATGACTCCTCCGATGCGCCACAATCGGGACCTTCGCCCCCGCGCCGCCAGGCGCATTGCGTGCAGGCACCGCCTGCCGCCTCGCCTGCTCCATCGCATCCTCGATATTCAGCCGCTCAACTGCCTTCACCTCGAAATGCGCCCAGGCCAGCGCTTCACACACCACGTCTGGCGAATCCGGAGATCCGCAGAACTGCTGTCCCCTCCGCGCCATGTAACCGTTTGCGCGGAGTTCGTCTCGCCACGCGCGTTCTCCCCGTTTGCCCTTCTCTCGACTGTTCATCTTCATCCTCCCTTTGCCTTTACGACCTCCGTTCTCAGCTTTCAGATTTCAGCTTTCAGGTTTTCGGTCTGTAGTCTCTGGTCTTCGGTCCTCGGTCCTCGGTCCTCGGTCCTTAGTCGCCCCTGCTAGACCTTCCATCCCCCTTGATCCACGCGGCAGTTCCGTTCGAGGACCTCCTGCACCTCCGACCATCGGAACATCACCCGTTTAGAGACCTTGTAGAACGGCACGATGCCGCGCTTCATCCAGCTATCCAGCGTTCGCATTGCGCAGCCGAGCCGACGCGCCACCTCTGGCTTATTGATGAACGGCTCGAATGACACAGCCCCCGCTGCCGTTACCGCGCCCGTCCCGAAGTCCCCTTGTTGGCGGTGCGCCTCGTGGCCGTCCGCTTGCTGGCAGTGCGCTTTGTGGCCGTCCGCTTGTTGGCCGTGCGCTAGCACATGATTGGCGATTTGCTCTCTACTCATGATTGTTCTCCTCCTAGTTCAGAAAGTTCAGACCGCGACACCTGGGCACAAAAAAAGCGCCTGCTCATCAGGCGCATACACGATTCTGAACTGTTCAAAACCAGTTCAAAATCGAACCCTCACCGCTTCTTACTCCCACACACAATTGCGTATCTTGACACACCTCGGCATCCCACTACTCTGCCAACATTGAACATGAGGAGCCTTCTCTTCACCCTAACGGCGGCATCTTTTGCTCTCAGCGCCGGTGCAAGCACCCTGGCGTCCTTCGATTTCTCCGGCGGCCCAGATACCTTTAGGGGCTTTGACAGCACTGTGCAGATATGGCTTGGCTACGGATACACTAGCAACGTCTTCTCCCCGTACTCGTTCACACCTGACGACCGGGGAAAAACATTCTCCGCCACAGAAGCCTCGGACCCGGGCTTTCGCGCCATGGTGGACCACCTGACCAGCGGCACCGATGACTATCTCTGGCTTTACAGCAGCACCCCATCAGGCGGCGGCTCAGGCTTCGGCAGGCCTGAATCAGAATTTTTTGCGCTGAGGTTAGGCGATGGCCCAGACCTGGCGGGCTTCTGTATCGAGAACTTCGAAATGCGCCTGGACGACCTTCAGATCTCCTACGCTGATGGTTGGACCACCTACACCTACGCTGGCAAGATCTCCGTGATGGGCCAGCCCGTCCCTGAGCCGAGCCTCGGCACACTCTGCCTCACTGCCGCGCTCATTGCACTCGCCGCTCGCCGTCGCTCCCTCTTCCCTTGGCGTTCTTAGCGTCTTCGCGTGAAAACCTCCCGCCCCCGTCTGCGTCCCTAGCGCCCTAGCGTGACGCACTCCTCGCTTTCCTCCGTCTCACCCCATTCAATTGCCCCATCCTGGTGCCTCCGCCGCCTCTCTGCCTTCACAGAAGTCTCCATCTCCCTTAGCGTCGAAGCATAACTCCGCAGCCGCTCGATGCTCATCCCCAGCCGCTCCTCGATAGTCGTAACCCGTGCCGAAACCAGCGACTTCGCACACCGGCAGTACAACGCCACCGCATTCTGCGACCGCCCCTCCAGCACCAGCAACCGGAACACAGTCACCAACGGCGCCTTGCGTTGCCTCGGCTCACTTTCCAGCCGCTTGATCAACCCGAACACCCGCGCCGCCTCCTTCACTCCCGCCCCGCCGCCATCCTCCGGCAAGAACCGTGCGAACAACTCACCACCTGGCGTCTTCGCCACCAGCGCCCCGCTCGGTAACACCGTCACGTGCGACTCCAGGGCGAAGTGCCCCGCCTTTGCGATCCCCATCAGCTCCATCACCCGCGCATCGAACAGCCTGTTCGTCGGCGTCAGCACAATGAACCCCTCCCGCAGCCGCACCGCCAACCGACATACCACATTCTCCAGGTCCTGCCTCTCCCCGGGAATCGTAAGCACCACCGGCACCGCTGATGGACCGAACGCTCCGATCTGCATTGTCCGCGGCAAATCCAGTTTCACCTCCCTCGGCTCACACCCGAGCGCTGCGACCAGTGCCCGACCCAGCCGCGACCAGTTCACCTCCCACACCGCGACATCATCTTCGGACAGCACCAGATCATCGCAGTTCCACGATTCACACCGGCACACCCCCACCATTCTCCCGTTTCCATGCCGGATCACCTCATGCGAGCACCCACACCCGCGCGGGCACGGCACCACATACCCCGTGTCCCCCCGTCGCTGAAGGAACGCTGCGCGCACTGCCTCAAACTGCCCGTTTAAATGCGCTCTCCAACCCGCCGCCACATGCACCGCCGCATTCATCTCTTCCAAGCATCTCCAAAAACTACACATAACCTTCTGATTCCTTTCCTTCTTGTGAAAGCTCGCCCCCTCTCCACGGTCCCCGGTCCTTCGTCTCTAGTCGTTAGTCTGTGGTCTACGGTCTACGGTCTACGGTCTACGCTGGGTCCCCAGTCCTCGGTCTTCCGTCCCCCTTTCAGCTTTCTGCTTTCAGTTTTCAGGTTTCTTGGAATCAGCCTACCCTCCCGGGGTGGACATTCGCAGGGCATCCCTGCAAATCCCCCCCCCGCGCACGTCAAAGCATTCTCTGCCAAGAGCTACCATAGCCCCCCCGGCGAAACCCCTGAGCCTCCTTGTATAGTCCACCACCTCCTGGCAATATCGTTTTACTTTGAATCAAAACTCCTTCGCCGTATCCTTGGAGCTGAAGCGGATAAGCACGCATTGAACCGCATGAGCCTGGTAAAGTCCAAACAACGAGTTGCCGACCACGGGGAGGTTTTCACCCCCGCGTGGATGGTCGAAGCAATGCTCGACCTCGTGAAGGACGAGACCGACCGCATCGACTCGCGGTTTCTGGAGCCGGCGTGCGGCAACGGCAACTTCCTCGTACAGATCCTCCGGCGCAAACTTGCCGCCGTGGAACTCAAGTATGCCAAATCCGATTTTGAGCGGCGCCACTACGCGCTGCTCGCGTTGATGTGCGTTTACGGCATCGAACTGTTACCGGACAACATTGCCGATTGCCGTCAAAATCTGCTGGAAATTTTCGCCGAGTATTTGGGGCTCCATCCGTCCGACGACCTGTATCGCGCCGCGGTCTTCGTGCTCTCACAGAACCTCATCCACGGCGATGCCATGAAAATGCGCGGCGCTGATGGCGCGCCGATCCTCTTTGCCGAATGGGGCTACATTGGGAAGGGAAGTTTTCAGCGGCGAGACTTCCGCTTTGACAGCCTCACGCTTTCTTCGACCTTCAGCGCCGAAGACTCACTCTTCGCCCGGCTCGGCAAGCACGAGATCTTCACGCCTGCGAGGACCTACCCGCCGATGACGATGAGGGAGCTGGCGGCACTTTGGCCGGGCGGCGCGGAGCCGAAAGGAGGGGTCGCGTGAGTGGCAAGAAAGTTCATTCTCAACTGGCCACGGCAGCAAGGAGACATGAACCCACGAAGGGGCAAGCTAGATTTGCCTTACGCAGCCGCAACCCGGACGTGTTGACGTGCATCGCCAACCTCTCCAATGACGAGGTGTTCACGCCGCCCGAGTTAGCCAACCGGATACTCGACACCCTGGCTGAGGCGTGGGCGGCGAACCACCGCGGCGCAAACATCTGGTCAGATAAGACGGTGAGGTTCCTGGACCCTTGCGCCAAATCCGGCGTATTCCTGCGCGAGATCACCCGCCGCCTCACCAAGGGGCTCGAGAAGAAGATTCCTAACCTGCAGAAGCGGGTGAACCACATCCTGACGAAGCAAGTGTTCGGGATCGGCATCACGCATCTGACAAGCCTGCTCGCCCGCCGCAGCGTCTATTGCTCAAAGAACGCCACCGGCAAGCACTCAATCGCCAGATCCTTCGCGAGCGACGCTGGCAACATCTGGTTCAGGCGCACCGAGCACTCCTGGAAGGACGGCAATTGCCGCTATTGCGGCGCCCCGCGGGGGATTTTTGACCGCAAGGATGGGCTCGAAATCCACGCCTATGCCTTGATACACACAGAAAATATCAAGTCTCGGGTGGCCGAGATGTTTGGAGGCAATATGCAGTTCGACGTGATCATTGGAAACCCGCCATATCAAATGACTGGTGGCGCAGGAGGCACAAGTGATTCCTCAATCTACCATCTTTTTGTAGAGCAGGCACTGAAACTTAGTCCTCGCTTCCTGAGCATGGTTATGCCGGCTCGGTGGCTCGCAGGTGGGAGAGGGCTTGATGAGTTTCGCCAGGCAATGCTCGGAGACCGCCACATGCGCGAATTAGTGGACTATCCAGCGGCAACCGATGTGTTCCCAGGTGTCGAGATTAAGGCTGGTGTTTGTTACTTTCTTTGGGACGCGGCCCATGAAGGCGACTGCAAGGTGACAACGATTCGTGGCAGCGAGGTTCTTGGGCCAATTCTGCGGAACCTGGGCGAATATGACGTTTTGGTTCGAGATGCGCGAGCGGTGTCGATCCTTCATAAGGTCTTGAAACACGGAGAACCGTCAATTAACTCGATCCTTACCCGTGACACGGCTTTCGGTTTGGCATCGAACTTCGGCGGTTTCCACGAGACCAAGCGTTCTGGCGATGTGCCGCTCTACTACATTCGCAAGATGAAACGGGGCATGGGCTACGTTGACCGAGTGGCCGTAACCAAGAATGCCCACCTGATTGATAACTGGAAGGTGCTTGTCCCAGAGGCATACAATGGGGGAGATGCTTTGCCTCATCAAATACTGGGCAAACCATTGATCGCCCCGTCTCCTTCAGTTTGCACTCAGTCATTCCTGTTCTTCCACGTAGGTTCCCGCAAGGCGGCCATGAGCCTCCAGTCGTATTACACGACCAGGTTCTTTCGCTTTCTTGTTTCGCAGCGCAAGATTACTCAGCACGCGCTGCACTCCACTTATGCCTGGGTACCGATGCAGGCATGGAACCTCACTTGGAAGGACGAAGACCTTTATGCGAAATATGGTATCACGCGAAAGGAGCAGTCCTACATCGAGTCTCAGGTCAGAGCGATGAACCTCGACGACAGCAACGATGACTAAGACCATCGAGGAAATCCTTGCGCCGAAACCGGAAGTGCGCCTCCGGATCTACGCCTACTCCATCGCGGACAATGCGCACGCCGGTCTCCTGAAGGTGGGGCAAACCACCCGGCCCGTGAAACAACGCGTGGCCGAGCAGCTCAAAACCGCCGCGATCAAGAACTACAAGATCGAACTCGATGTGTCCGCCGAACGCGCCGACGGCACCATTTTCACCGACCATGAGGTGCGGGCGGCGCTCGCGAAAAAAAAGTTCCAGAAGGTGGAACTTGAGTGGATGCGTTGCACGCTCAAGGACCTAAAGACCGTCATCGCTGAACTACAGACCGGGCAGACGTTCACCGGCAAGCACTACCAGACATTCGCGATGCGGCGGGAGCAGGCCGCGGCGGTCCAAAAGACTTTCGACTACTTCCACTCGATCTGGGCGGAGAAAAGGAAACTCGTACCGCGCTTCCTGTGGAACGCGAAGATGCGGTTCGGGAAGACATTCGCTACGTACCAGCTCGCGAAGAAACTCGGGGCTAGGCGCGTGCTGGTGGTGACGTTCAAACCGGCGGTCGAGGATGCCTGGCAGACGGACCTAGAATCCCACGTGGACTTCGACGGCTGGCAATACATGTCGCGCAATTGCAACACCGATCCAACGAAAGTCCCTGCCAAGAAGCCGCTCGTCTATTTCGGTTCCTTCCAGGACCTGCTGGGGCGTGACGATGCGGGGAACATCAAGGCGAAGAACACCTGGCTTCACAAAGTGAAGTGGGACTTGGTCGTCTTTGACGAATACCACTTCGGCGCGTGGCGCGACACGGCCAAAGAACTGTTCGAGGGCGAGGAAGAGGCAGTCGCCAAGAAGGAGGCCCAACTTGAATACGCCGACGACCTCGAAGACGTCAACGAGGACCTGAGCGAGCTTTCGGAGAAGGAAACCGAATTTTTGCCCATCACCACCAGGGCCTACCTCTATCTCTCCGGCACGCCGTTCCGGGCGCTGGCCACCGGCGAGTTCATTGAGGAGGCGATCTTTAACTGGACCTATACCGACGAACAGCGCGCCAAGGAGGAGTTTGCGAGGAAGAAGCCCAGCCGCTGGAACCCTTACAGCTCGCTGCCACAGATGCGGCTGCTCACTTACCAGATGCCGGACGAGATCTTGGCGATAGCCCGCGCCGGCGAGTTTGACGAGTTCGATCTGAACACCTTCTTCGAGGCCTCGGGCACGGACAAGCAGGCGCGGTTCAAGCACGCGAGCCACGTGCAAAAGTGGCTGGACATTATCCGCGGCGGCTATGTGCCCAAAACGGTGGAGCACCTCAAGACCGGCACCAAACCTCCGTTTCCGTATGCGGACGTCCGCCTGCTGCCGTATCTGCAGCATTCCTTCTGGTTCCTGCCCAATGTCGCGGCCTGCCACGCCATGGCGAACCTGCTGGCCGAGAAGCACAACGTCTTCTGGCACGACTACGAGCCAAAGGTCGCCGCCGGCACAATGGCCGGAATTGGCCTGGACGCGCTGCCGCCGGTGCGCAACGCCATCGGCAGCGGCTTCGAGACCAAGACCATCACGCTTTCCTGCGGCAAGCTCACCACGGGCGTCACCGTGCCGCAGTGGTCGTCCATCCTGATGCTGCGAAACCTCAAGTCGCCGGAGACCTACTTCCAGTCGGCGTTTCGCGTGCAGTCCCCGTGGTCCATCAAAAATCCTCACGGCGACGACCCGAACGAGGAGGAAATCCTCAAGCCGGTCTGCTTTGTGTTCGGCTTCGCACCTACGAGGGCGCTACGCCAGCTCTCCGATTACGCGATCAGCCTCTCGCCCAACGAGGCGAACCCGGAGAACGCGGTTAAGGACCTGGTGTCGTTCCTGCCTGTGCTGGCCTACGACGGCGCGAACATGACCCAAATTGATGCGGGGGCCATACTTGACACCGCAATGACAGGAACCTCGGCTACGCTGCTCGCGCGCAAGTGGGAAAGCGCCCTGCTCGTGAACGTGGATAACGACACCCTCCGCCGTATCCTCGACAACCCTGAAGCGATGGCCGCCGTGGAGCGCATCGAGGGGTGGCGCTCGCTCGGCGACCACGTCATTGAAACCATCATTAACAAGAGCGATCTGGTGAAAGAGCTCAAAAACAAGGCGAAGGACAGAGACCTCTCGGCGAAAGAGAAGAAGCAGCTCACCGAGGAGGAGAAGGAATTCAAGTCGAAGCGGAAACTGGTGCAGGAGAAGCTGGTCAAGTTTGCGACCCGGATACCGGCGTTCATGTATCTGACGGATTTCCGGGAGAACACGCTGCAAGACGTGATCACGAAGATTGAGCCAGCCCTGTTCAAGACGGTGACTGGGCTGACGGTAAAGGATTTTCACCTGCTCGTGCGGCTCAAGGTTTTCAACACCGAGCAGATGAACCAGGCCGTATTCGCCTTCCGCCGTTATGAGGATACCTCGCTCCGCTACACCGGCATCCAAAGCCATGAGGGCCTGACCCATTACGGCCTCTACGACACTGTGGTCGCACGGGAGTAA